TTATGATTTTGAATATCAGCCACAAGTACAACCTACAGATTTTCCCAGAATGTCAGGTGTGATTAAGCTCTCCAGTGGCAAACTTGTTGCCATTGATCAACAGGGCAATTATATGACAGGTATTTCACAACAAGACTGTTTAAGATGGTTAGATGGTTATCGTCCGTTTAATTACTTTGCTTCATCACCACAGCAACAGAGGGAGCGGAGTGCTCCCGAACAACCACAATTAAATCCTGAAACTTCTTCCCTCTGATTACAAAGCTCCCTTTTAATTTAAGATCGGGAGTATTTAGAAAATGGGTTGGGGTTCCCATTTTCGTCGAATGAAAATACCCACTGGAGAGATCAATGAGACTTTATAAATCCCATATTGATGCTTATTACAGACATAAAAAGATTTTGCGTGATTTAAGATTTTTATGTGAGCTGAATGGTGCGCCATTTAAGCCTAGAACTGTTCAATTTTTAATTAAGACTGATTTCGTATAATGTTGCCGTGATTATGTTACTTGCATTATCCCTCAGTGAAGAAAACAAAAAGCTATGTTAGATCAAACATAGCTTTTTTTTGCTTTGTAGAATGCATTTAACATCAATCCGCATTATACGAAATCGGGGAGTCCACGTATTCTAATGGTGGACTCTAGTCCGGAATTCCGGAAATAATGATAGTTTTATAGGAGATGACATTAGATTAAATCTATCTAAATTTAATATTCTTCATCCTCCCAAATTATAATTATTCGGCTTTTTTTACTTCTTCAATATATTTTGTTACATCTTTTGCCTTAATATCGTTTAAGTGTTTGTAAAGTAAGGCATTAATTATGTCTGCTTCTTCAATTCTTTCTTTTGTTTCAATAATAAAGTCTAAAGATAATTCCTTAATTTTCTCTGTAAATTCTCCACGAATACGATAAGTTTTTGAAAGATCTGATTTTTTCATGTTGCGCTACAACCTTGTTTACTGTGATGTGATTATTCTGTCACAAGTTGTATTGTTGCGTGCAATAGTGTTATATTTCTGTTAATTCAACACTTGTGACAATGTTGCATGCTTGACCATATTTGTATTAACGCGCCTTTTTCATCCTGCTTTTTTCAAGTAGATGGAGAGGGCCGTTATTTTTTTATAGATGTGGATTTGCACAGTATTGAGATACCACTAGCTTCTCGTTCGGTTCATAAGAATGATGATGGGACTATTTCAGCTTCCGCTCTGTTTCATCCTTATGAATCTCTAGCAACTCACTTTACTGGCATGGCTATGAAAGTGTTTTTTGATTCTACTTATGAACCTTATGTTCAGATTAAGGCTAGTCCTGCGAAATTGCTTCAAGGACATAATGTTTTTGGAAGTGACAATATAGAGCAGGGTGCTATGGAAATGATTGGATTCTTACATGAATCTTATCCAACACTTGCTTCTATGCTTGATTTTGAGAGGGCCTGGGTTTCACATATTGATGTGACTTATTCAGCTCGCCTAAAGGATCAAGTTACAGCTAAAAAGGTTTTAGATTTCTTAGGTAATGTTAGTAATGGCCAAACGCGTTTGAGTAATAAACGGTTTGATAGTTCTGTTTACTGGGGTGGTCAAACTTCAAGGCTAATTAATCATAAGTGCTACATGAAGCATGATGAATTTCTAGCGCAATTTGAAGAACAGAAGTTAGCTGCTAAGAAGAATGATAAAGCTGCTCAACGTGTTGTTGATGTTATGTCTAACCCTGAATTAATTAACTGGACTATCGGATTATTGCGTTTTGAATCAAGGTTTAAAAAACGTTGGCTTGAACGTAATGATATTCCTACTAATTTATTTGAATTAATTAAGTTTCAACGTCAAAACCCTAATATTTTACAAACACTCTGGACTAAAGCTACTCATAGCATATTTGATGCCCTAAGAGGTCAAACTATGAAATTAACAGATGATGACAGTGTTTATAAAGCTATTGAATCTTCTCCAGTTGTTCTTAATAGCAAAGGCAAAGTCTCTGTAACTCGTGTTCGAAATCTAGAATCTATCTTCATACAGCTAAGAGATAAGGGCTTTGAAGAAGTTAGAAAAAAATACGGTAAAACACAGTTTTATAAACATATATCCGATTTATGTGAGTGTGGTTTCTCAAAAGCATATTTACAGAATCTTCATGATGAGAAGTCTAAAAACATCATTCCGTTCGTCAAGCTCGTCGAGATTGATTTTAACCAACAATTGCCGGAATGGTATGTAGAACCACAGTCGCAATTTAATTACCAAGTAGCTTAGGAGCTTAAAAAATGTCACAAATCCAAACTGTACTTGTTCAAGGCTTATATATTTCTAAAGGTGAATTTACACCTGAAAATGGAAAAAATAAGGGTATTTCAACGCCTTTCGATAATTTAAACATTCATGCTGCAATTCCGTTTCCTGCGGAAAACATGGATGCAAAAGGCTGTAAAGAACAGATTTTTAAACTTAAAGGTTCAGGCAATTTCTATCGTTTTAAAGATGTTGAACTGCCTGCAATGTTTGATCTTGAGTTTGAGTTTGATTTTACTCGGACACCACCAAAGCCAGTTCTTAAAGATATTTCTTTATCTGAGGCTTAAAATACAATATTTCGTATAATGTATAATATGTAAATAAATCAATAACTTAGGTGGAAATATGATTAAAACAATAACAGCATTTAATGGTGATAATCAAGTCGAATGCCCTAAATGTCTTTCATATTTTCATCAACAATATTTGCCTTTTCATATTTCTAAATGTGAGGGGTGAACATGGCAAAGGTCTGTGAAATCGTAAACGAGGTTACAAACCAATGCGATCTATGGGTCGAATTGCCGACCTTGTTACCGCCTTTAAGTTATTCCGAAGCAACTGCAATCGGTTTAGCTTTCTGGCTCACTCTTGCAACCGTTTGGGGAATTAAAGTCATACGGGTGCAAATCTTCGAAAAAAACTAGGAGCTTCCATCATGGAAAACCAAAAAGAAAACCGTGATCTTGTAACACGTTTAAAACAAGGTGCTGTTGTTGTTGGTGCTGTTGCTATGACTGCGGGTGCTAATGCTGCTGTTGATACCTCAGAAATTACAACTGAGTTAACTGGTGCTGCAACTGCGGGTGCTGCTGTTGCTGCTGTAGCAATCTTGATTCCTTTGGGTATCAAAGTTTTTAAATACATCCGTTCTGCATTCTAAGAACAATGTTTTAAAAATGGGATTGCATCACCAGTTGTTGCAGTCCCTTTTTATTTTTTGAGGTGAGCAATGGAAGATATAGGGGCTTATATATGGCTATTAATGATGGTTTTTATTGGTATAAAAATGTTTTAAAAAAACAATTAAAACTTGCTTCAAGGATATATCTTTCTATTGCTATTGTTCTTGCGCCAATTTTTTTAATGAGTTCAGCCAATGCTGCTGTTGGGGGTTGGGATTTAAAGAATCCTGTTGCTCAAGGTGCATCAACTGTCTATGACGCTACAAAAAATGTTCTCATTAATGGCAAAAAATTTATAAAAGAATCTTCAGTAAAAATTACTCCAACGGCTACCAGTGTTGCTAAAGTTCTTGCTCGTGGCGCTGCGGGCTATGCTTTATCTGTTGCTGTTGAACAGTTAATTGGTGCTGTAGATTGGGTTCTTGATCCTGCTAATAATCAAATTGTTTATACAAAACCTAAAGAAGATGAAAATTGTAATTTAACTAATTGTCCAACTTCTCAATATAAATACCGCATTTTCTCTTCTGAACCTTACTCCAATTCTCCTGAGTCTGCTTGTAGATATACTGCTTCTGAAATGTCCAATCCTAAAGTTACATTTAAGACTATTCGAAAAGCTTCAACTGGTACTTATTCTTTTTGTGTTTTTCAAGATAACAATGGTACAGAGTATGGTGGTCCTGCTTACGCTATTTCTGAAGTTGCAAATCCTTCTTATGATCCTGCTGCTGAAGATGAGAAGAAAACTTTACCGCTTGAAGTAGTTGCTCAAAAAGTTATTTCAAATGCTGAAGCTGGTGATGTAAACGCTCAAGCTGCTACTACAACTGCTGCTGCTGATATTGTTGCAGAAGCTGAAAAAGATGATGCTAAAGCACGTCCTATTGCTTCACAGGCAGAAGCCAATGCTACTACAAAACCTGCTGATGCTGCGGAAGCTGAAAAAGCTAATGAAGCACAGGGTGAATCAAAGCCAAATGAAGCAAATCCCGAAGCTACTGATCTATCCTTAACATTTCCTATCTTCTGTAATTGGGCACCAACTATTTGTGAAGCTGCTCAAACTGTAATTTCATTTCCTCAAACGCTTACAAACTGGTGGGAAATAGGAAAAACAAAAGCCGAAGAATGGGCAACATCAATTTCAGAATCTTGGGCTGCTGCTAAAGAATGGGCAACATCTGAACCACAAGAAAAAGAACCTGAAAATTTAGATATTGAAGATTTAAATATTGATGCTGATCAAGTAAACCTTTCAGGTTCTAGTACATGTCCTCAAGATTCAGTTTCTTTTTCTGTCATGGGTAAATCAGTCACTCTTGATATGCCTTATCAACCTGTTTGTGATGCTCTTAACTTCTTTAAACCTGCTGTTTTGCTAGTCGGTGCTGTTGCTTCTGTTTATATCGTTGCAGGTGTTCGAACTAAAGAGGAAGATCAAACATGAGTTTATCTAGCATTCTTACAAAAGTTTCAGACGTTGTTCTCTCCAGTGCGGGTCAAAAAGTAATTTCAGGAATGGGAATAACTGCATTCACTTACGGCACGACTCAATTTATTTTTGATCAATCAATGAGCCTTGTTTATCAGTATTGGGGGCAGCTCGGCAATGTCATGTACTTGTTCGGCTTATCGGGTGCTGATCAAGCCTTATCAATGGTTTTTAGTGCTATTGCAGTGCGTGTTGCATTAAACAGCGCATCTATTGGATTTAAGAAAGCTTAAAAAATACGTAGCTTGTCGGTGAGGTGCGAGGGCTCGCAGTCACCGAACAAGACAAGCGAGGATTTTCAAATGATTAATTTAATTGTTGGTACACCTGGTTCGGGCAAAACTCAGTTTATGATCTCAAAAATATTGGAGATTATTAAAGAAAATGACAAGTTAGAAGAACAGGGTTTAGAACGCAGAAAAATCTATTCAGATATTAAAGAGCTTTTGATTCCTGAAGTTGACCCTGCACCTGATGACTGGCGTGATACTCCTGACGGCTCAATTATTATTTATGATGAAGTACAGATGCGTCGTGAATATGAGTACAAGGGAAATCAATATTCTCAAGACCCTATGATTAAGGATTTAACTATTCATCGTCATACAAATAAGGATTTATGGCTTATTACTCAGGATTCACAGCGTATTGAAAAAGGCATTCATAAATTAATTGACAGAATGTATTTTATTAAACGTCCTGCTTCTAAGCCTACTTATACAAACGTCTTTGAGTTTGATAAATGGCTCTCTAATCCTGAACCTGCTGCAAACAGAAATGCAAAGCATAAAAAATATTTAGATTTCTATCGTTTTAACTTTAGTGATAAATATCAATCTCTTTATAAATCAGCTTCTGATCATTCATCTATTAAATTCAAGCTACCTAAACAGTTATTTGTATTTTTAGGCATTTTTCTAGCTGTTATTGCTTTTGTTTTAAAAACCAACTTCCATGAGAATGTTTATAACAACACATTTAGCGGTTATATTTACACCAACACATTTAGTGGTGGCGATGTTTTCAATAACACATTTGGCAATGTTTATAACAACACATTTAGCGGTTATATTTACACCAACACATTTAGTGGTGGCGATGTTTTCAATAACACATTTAGTGGTTATGTTCGAGGCAACACATTTAGCG